AAAAAAAAAAAAAAAAAAATTCTAAAAAAAATAGAGTCAAAAAAGGCGGTTCCACCAAATCAGTCGAAGAAGCCGCAGAAGCCAAGGCGAAAGCAGAGGAAGCAACGCTAATCGAGGCGAAGAAGGTGGTAGATGAGGCATGGAGGAATCTCGCCATCGCTCTCGAAGACTATACGAAGAAGAAAAATGAAGAATTAATACGTGTGGCAGAAGGGACAGATGATGAGGTGGTGTTGGAGCAGAAGACTTGGAGCGCTTGCCCGTGGAGCAACAAACCCATCTCAGAATACAATATACAACATATAAAATTAATCAATGTCGAATATATAAAGATTTATCTTCAAAAATTCACAACCTCTAATGCTAACCCCTTGCCTAAAAATGATGATATAATTGAGTTTACTAAAGATAATACGCCAATTAAATTATGTTTACCAATATCCGATGAGGTTTTAACAATTTTTAAAAATTTAACAGTAGCAATAACCGAGAACTGGAAAGGGTTTTTATGTGATTATTTTCATATAAATATTGATTTAAATCAACTGAATGAAAAACTCTTGGGGCTCAAATTGGAAAACAAAAAGGTTGATGATATTAAACAAAATCTTTTTGATTCGCTTAATAATATAATGGGAGGCTACCCGACAGAAAGAACCGACATGAAAGGACATTATCAAAATAAAAATTTTTTATTTTCCGGGCATTCTAAAATCCAACTGGATCAACAAGGTAAAAAGCAGCTAATATGGGAAGAAACACCTATTGATTTCTATATGTCTAAAGATATAAAAAGTGGAATAAATGGAATTGTTGAATGTGTTGGTTCTGAAAAATTATTTACAGGAGAAATTAATAATATAATATTTAAAAAAGTTCATGATTGGAACTTGATGAACGTGCTGACCGGGGTAACACCATTAGAAGAATACTTAAATCCTACCCCAATCGCAGCTATAACATGCGATATTATAAAAAATAAAATTCACTCACATATAAATAGTAGTACTCTAAAATATTATAAAGATTCCACTGGCGAAGTTTTGTCCCCTGACCCTAAAATTATCATGAAAAAAAAACAACAACCGGACGGAAAGAGTAAAACAAATAATAAGGTCGATTACACCATTTGCTTAAACCCAACTCTGTCAGATCGAGCGGCACGAGAGTGTGTGGACAAACAACGAATAGTATACCAAGAACCCCCCAAAAAAGAAACAGAGGATGAGTGTATAAATGCTTTTGACGGATGTAATATATTTAAAGACATAAGTTTATTTGTGGAGGGAGATATAAAAATGGCTAATGAAGATTATAAAATCAAAGTTGCCTACTTCAATCAGGATTCTAAAGAAATAGTTTGGCCGGCAGCGGGGGAGGAACACCCTGATGAATGGGTAACAGTTCCTGAGAATCCTGTCGGCGAAGAAGGGAATGTCCCTGAGGGTACTGCCATCGATGGTGAGGACGAAGACCACAATTTCTAGTTTTTGAAATAATTATAATTAAAATCTAAATAAGTAATTTTTATATTTTTTTTTTATAATTAATAGTAATGGATTATAAAATATTAAATGCAATGTTAAATAATTTAGAATTAAATGATAATACAAAAGTTACATCAAATAAACCATCATTTACACCATTAGAAAGAGAAATATCATTAAAACATGATAGAACTATAAATTTAGAAATAAATAATCCACAACGCCAATTTACAAATCATAATGAGAATTCAAATGATTTAATTATGAATGACAAAATTAATAACTACAATTTTATTCAAAAAAAACAATATTATCCTTCTTAATTATTATTCACATGGTTCTCCATTTACACATACAGCATATCCTCCATATTGTCTTCGTGAAGTATATGGACATCCCGATTTATAACCACCATATTGTCTTCTTGGTGTATATGGACATCCTGATTTATAACCACCATATTGTCTTCTTGGTGTATATGGACATCCTGATTTATAACCACCAGATTGTCTAACAGGACTTAAATCTCTTAAGAATCCACCATTTTGTTTCTGTCTTCTATTAGATTTTCTAGAAGAATTTCTTCTATTCAATCTTTTATTCGATTTTCTTTGACTTGAACTTTTTCTTGTTGATCTTTTAGAAGAACTAAATAAATTTTTCAAAGATTTTAAAAAACTAGATTGTTTATTTTGACGTTTTCGTCTTCCTCCAACTAATTTACATCCAGGCATTATAATATAAACATATATTTTAATTTTTTAATAATTCTAATTTCCGATTTGAATCTTCCAAAAAATTATAAAAATCATTTATAAATTCCTCTAATTTAAACATAATCTGTTCTTCCCAAAATGTTTCATCAAAATTTATATGAATAATATTTATAGAATTATCATCAGATTGTTTTAATACTTCTACTAATTCAGTTTTATGCGATTCTAACAAAAACATATATGAATAACATTGAACTTTTTCATAATCTCGCAATTTATAGAATAAACATTTTATACGATTTTTTATTTCAATGATTGTATTTTCTGGTAGTAAAAGTCCATCAATCTTTCCCCCAATTAACCATGTATCTAATTTATCCCATTCATTTGGAATTTGGAATAATTCTGTTTTATAAAAATTAGTATTTTTAAGAACTTTATTATTTGTCATTTTTTCGTATAATTGAACGCCCTTATTTTCATATTTAATTCCAAAATTAGTATTTGTAAACGAATTAAAAGATTTTTTGAATTCATCTTTAGATTTTCCATTTAATTTAGATTCAATTGTTTTTAAAATTAAATCTTTATTTTTATTTAATTCATTAATATTTTCAGATTTAAGACATTTTGATAAATTTTGACCAATATTTAAATTATTATCTATAACGATTCTTTTAATTGTTTCATAATTAGTTTCTTCTTTTTTTAATTCTACTTTTTGATTCTTAAGATTTTCTAAAAATTCTAAATAATCTGATTTAAAATTCCGTTTCCAATATTTTAATATAATTTCATCTTTTGTTTTATATGGATTATGACCTGTTATAACTGCTAAATCGGTTGCACAAATTGTAATATTTCGATCCATTAATACATATATTATTTATTTCTTAAGTTTTAATAATTTACGTTTTTTTCCAAAATTATTTTCTATGCTTATATTATAAAATGGGAGGAGGTTTAATGCAATTAGTCGCTTACGGTGCTCAAGATATTTATCTTACTGGAAATCCACAAATTACTTTCTTTAAAGTAGTTTACAGACGTCATACTAATTTCTCAATGGAAGCCATTGAACAAACTATTAATGGAACATCTACTTTAGCACAATCAGCAACAACTAGTGGTACTGTTACTATTTCAAGAAATGGTGATTTAGTTCATAATGTCTATGTTACTTCTTCAACAGCAGCTATCACAGATGGTGCTGATATTGTTAGAGAAGTTGAACTCGAAATTGGAGGTCAGCGAATTGATAAACATTACAAAGAATGGAACCAAATATGGGCAGAGCTTTCTACACCTGATTCTAAGGCACTCGCTTACAAATGTATGACTGGTTCTTTAAGTCATGGTTTAAACAAAACTGGAACCGCAGGAGTTGGTATGGTTCAAATACCACTTAACTTCTGGTTTTGCCGAAATCCAGGTCTTGCTCTTCCACTGATTGCTCTCCAATATCATGAAGTAAAACTCAAATTTACTTTTGGTGATGCTGATAATGTAGGTGCTCTTGCATCTGTTAAAGTTATGGTTGACTATGTATACCTTGATACTGATGAACGTCGAAGATTCGCTCAACAGTCTCATGAATATCTTATTGAACAATTACAAAGACAAAATGATACCGCTTCCACATCGATGAAACTCAATTTCAATCATCCAGTTAAAGAATTAATTTGGACGAGCAGTCAGGATTATGTTAATGCTAAACTCACTCTTAATGGACATGATAGATTTTCAGCTCAAGAAGAAGAATATTTCCAACTTAGACAACCATACGATCACCACACTGCTGTTCCAGGTGCTAATATTCCAATGAGTGATTCTGCTATAATGCCTACTACTGTAGCTGGTGTTACAAACGCAGTATTAACGGCTATAACTACAACTCATCCATCGGCTGCTGGAAATGCTGCGACTCTTTCGTTGGCTGCTAATGGAACATTATTATTTGATAGTAGTGTGGATGCCGATTTAAGTGTTGGTGATGTGTTATTAGTAAATAATACTGAAACCGACGGAGATGCTGCCGGTTCACACACACAAGTATTAATAGTTACAGCCAAAGGAAGTGCATTTTCATATACCGTGAATAATGGAGCCGCAACGGTTTTTGCTGCTGGTTTTGGAAGCATAAGAAGAATTGGTCAATGTCAATCTTCAAAATCGAGATGCTCACAACTTACCCCTAAAATTAATTGCTACTCTTTTGCTCTCAAACCAGAAGAGCACCAACCATCTGGAACATGCAATTTCTCCAGAATTGATACTGCTAAATTAGATTTTAATACTGCGCCAGCAGCATCAGGGTCAATTAATGTTTATGCTGTTAACTACAATGTATTAAGAATTATGAGTGGTATGGGTGGTCTTGCTTACTCTAATTAAATACTTATAAATAGTTACATTTTATTTTATTTTTTTGTTTTTTATGAATAAATTTATTCATTATTATGAATTTAATCATTTATTATTTATTTATGAATTAATTAATTAATTTACGTTTTTTTCCGAAATTATTTTCTATGCTTATAGTATAAAATGGGAGGAGGTTTAATGCAATTAGTCGCTTACGGTGCTCAAGATATCTATCTTACAGGAAATCCACAAATTACTTTCTTTAAAGTAGTTTACAGACGTCATACTAATTTCTCAATGGAAGCTATTGAACAAACTATTAATGGAACCGTTGCAACAAGTTCGCGAACATCAGTTACTATTTCAAGAAATGGAGATCTTATTTCAAAAATATATATCCAATCAACTGGTGCAGCTACCAATGTGCTTAATAGTTCTGTAACTGATTTATCTAGTGTTGAATTAGAAATTGGTGGACAAAGAATCGATAAACAATCCGGACATTGGATGGAATGCTGGGCAGAATTAACTGAAAATAAAACTGGCAGAGGTATGGGAACAAATTTCCAATATATGAGTGGTCACGGTCAAGCATCGGCAAGTAATTTTAGTGGTTCTGTTGCTGATAATACAACAGATGCAAGTCAAGTATTTTTCAATACTGTTGATCAAGAATCAGCAGTCCAATGGCTTCCACTTCAATTTTGGTTCTGCAAAAATCCAGGTCTTGCTCTTCCACTTATTGCTCTTCAATATCATGAAGTTAAACTAATTATTAATATGGGAACCATGACCCATAGTGGACATAAAGTTTGGGTTGATTACATTTATCTTGATACTGACGAAAGACGTAGATTTGCTCAACAATCTCATGAATATCTTATTGAACAAGTTCAAGACCAATCAGTTACATCTTCGACATCATCGCAAGATGTAGAACTTAACTTTAATCATCCAGTTAAAGAATTAATATGGGCTGGTGATTTTAGTAGTGGAGCTCTTTCTGCTTTTGCTGGTGCACAAACCGAAACAGTTCAACTTAAACTTAATGGGCATGACAGATTTTCTGCTCGTGAAGCAAGATATTTCTCAAGAGTTCAAGTACATCAACATCACAGTGCTGAAGGTGGATTTGTAGATATGTCTCTTGGTGTATACTCTTTTGCTCTTAAACCAGAAGAACACCAACCTTCAGGAACATGCAATTTCTCTAGAATTGATAATGCCAGATTAAATTTTTCTGCTGGATTTGAAAATACTGGATTTATATACGCAGTTAACTACAATGTTCTCCGAATCATGAGTGGTATGGGTGGTCTTGCTTACTCTAATTAAATTTATATTTTTCTCTTTTTTTTTAATTAATATTTTTATATTAAATTATAAATTTATGAAATATTATACTATCTCAAATAGTAAAAAAAAATATAAATAAAGTAATTTAACTGTTCTAATCATTAAATGTAGTATTATTCACAATCATTTTCCTTCGCTCATCTGGGATACCAGCAACCTTAGCTGTAGCACCTATATATAGACTAAATAACGTTTTCATGGCTTGTTCTGAAAGGGCGTTAATGTGTGAATTATTTTTCAGCACCCAAAACACCTTACGCAATAATTTATCATGTACTGTACAGAATCTAACCCATGTCACATTTATACACCCATAGCCGAATGGCATAGAACAAAGTTGTTTGGTATCTAAACACAGTTGTGCTTTTTTAGACTTATTAGAATCTGCCTTACGAATTTTTGATATAGAGTATTTAAAAGATGGAGAAAGGGAAAGTGGTTCTAAAATATATTTTTTGATAGAATCGTCAAATTTGTTAAAAGCCGCAAACCCCAACTTAACCATAGGTTCAGCCCAATATTCATTATTATCCGATATCCGATTTGTACATCCAACAATAGGACATGTACATTTATTTGTAGACTTTTCTCCTATTAATAATTTAGATTTTATACGATTCTTTTTTTTGTTCTTCTTCTTTGAACGAGATTTTCCCATATTATAATATAAGAAAAAAATATATTAAAGGCAATAAAAATATACTAATTAGAATGGAAAAATTTCAAAGTGATATAGAATATCGGGAATTTGAGGAGACTGAACATAAAGAGGATAATTCCATATATATGTCTGTTGAAGAAGATGACCAACAACCACAATTATCTAATGATTCAACCTCTTTTAGATCAATTAATTTAAATGAGTCAGAACATATATATAATACACATAATACACATAATATTTGGAAACCTAATTTTGAGAATTCTTGGAATTTTGGCCAACCAAGAAAAGAAAAAAAATCATATTATGATACAGATAGTATTACAGAAAGTATTGATGAAACACGTGATTTGCTTAAAACACATATGGGACATTTAAATGAACGCAAATCCAAAATTAGAAACCTAGAGAATATATCATCAATGTTAGATTCAAACGCATCTAAATTTCAGAAAAAATCGAAACAATTAAGATATCAACAATGTCAAAAATATGCTTTTCATATTATATTAATAATATTATTAGTTATATTTATAATTATTCTTATAGTTATTTTAGTTAAATCATAGTTATATAAAATTGATTATAATTTATTGTAATTTAAATTATGTGTATGTGTCGTAAAACTAAATTTGGAGAACTTGCTTATCACCATGCTTTGAATTCAACAATGAATTTTAAGCATGGCGCTATTATAACTAAAGGTTCTAAGGTAATAGTATCAGCACAAAATCACGAAAGAACTACAATATTGGGACAAATACATAGTAGTGTTCATGCAGAAATAGCAGTAGCAGCTAAATTGATAAATCAAATAATAAGAAAAAAAACATGTAATAAATTTTATTACAAAAACCATCTAAAAAAATATATTCTTTGGGTGGTGCGAGCACCAACATCCAAAAAAGAGTTGAAGCAAGAATTACGTAATTCTATGCCATGTAAAATGTGCATTAATAAATTAATGGAACTTGGATTTAATAAAATAGGATATTCTAATGATAATGGTGAAATGATAGTAACACATCTTAATAAAATTAATAGAAATAAAACTTCTTCAGCTCAACGACAATATAGTGAATTTTATAAATATTAAATAAATTACAATAAACTATAATTTCAGTAAACTCCTTAAATTAGAATAATGACTATTTTTTTCTGAGATTTTAGATATACGCCTTTGAATACATAATTTATTATAATCTTCTTTTTTTAATATTATAGATTTTATTTTCTCTACATTCCATACTATATCATACCCTCCATTATCTATCATATTTTTGAAATTAGTTAATGGATACAATGGCTTACCTATTATATTATCATAATAATCTTTTCCATTAAATTCTTTATTCCAATCACTTACAGAACTTATTTTATAAGGACCATCTATTTTTTTATAAATATCTTCAAATACTTGACCATTACTACCAAATATTTTTTTTGATTTGTATGGTATAAAATATTTACAATGATTGATTAAATCATATTCTTTTTCTTTTCCACCTATAATCATTTTACCATCGTTCTTTAAAATATCATATCTTAATACTGTTCCTATGTCTTTATAATATGTTCCAAGTGAATATATTGCTATAGACATTTAAATTTATAATAATATATTTAATTAAAATCAATTTTTAAGATTTAAAAATAAAATTTCTTCATTACTAATTGATTTTTTATAAATATCATATACAATTTTAGCATTTATTTCGGGATTAATTTTACATGGTCCATTCCATGGTTTATTTAAAGGATATTTTGCCCATATAAAATCTGGATGTTTTTCAGAAATCCATTTTTCTGTTTGTGATACTACATAATCACCATTATAAATAGTATTTACATAACCCCATAAATCTTGATTTTGTTCTTTATATGCATTGCTCGAAATTTTAAAATTATAATATATAGTTTCTCCTAAAGCAGGTTTTTCATGGTTTAATGGACAATGATGGAATTTATTCACTACTATTTTATCATACGCATAATTCCATACTTGTACTCCATTATCAATATCCATTATAAATGGCATATCATTTTTAGAAACTATTTCTAACATATTTAATAATTCTAATGGTCGTGGTTCTTCTTTATTTTTATCATCATTATTTCTTTTTCCAAAAAAAAAGGAAATATTAGATTTTATACTATTTTCAGCGGCTACAATTAATAACTGCTCTATATCATCACAATTAAATTCTGTGATTTTATCATTCACTAATAAATATACATTATGTTTTGGATATTCATATAATGAAGATAAAATAGCTGAATAATTACAAAATCCAGCCCACAATTTATCGATTCTTTTAGAATGTTTCGAAATATAATGATGTGTTTTTTGATATTCGCAGGATTTTGTTCCAAATATTGAATCGTATTTACTTAATCCATTTCCTTCAACATATAAATTATTTTCTATATCATTCTTTTTATGTTCACATAATGGCCACCAATGGTATAATTCAGTTTCTCTTTTTGCTTTCCAATTAATTATTTCAGTATCTAATATTTCAGTTGGTACTACTTTATTATATTTAATGCAATAATTACCCATTAAATAGTTATATATAAAAACCCTTATATAATTATTATAATAATTTATTCCTAAAATTATACTAATTTATAAAGTAGTGATAAAATAAAATTGATTATTTATATTATAACAATATAAATATATAAAATATGTGTAATACAAAAGTGGAAGTATGGTTATTTCCAATGACATGCTGGATGTGTGATGAAGCTGATGATTATTGTATA